CCCTGCACCATCGCGGGGGGGTGGGGCTTTATTCGCATTTTGCTATTTCCTTCCCACGACCACGGAGCGCCGCAAACCATGACACCCAAGCAGCAAAACGCCTTAATTCAATTCGCGAACGTTTTTAACGTCTCAACTTATTCAGTAGCCGCCGCATTCATTATTGCGAGTGAAAACGCCGCCTTGCATTACAGAATCGAATTCGGAAGAAAGGTTTTCGATGACATTAACAAGGTCACCGCAAATTTTCTAACCCCGACCAATGACGACGACACCGAACCCGAACCCGTCAAGCGGAGAACACGACCACACGGACGCCCGCAGATTGACACGAAGAAACCCAGCAAACCCCGCAAGCGTACGACAATTAAGGAGGACAACAAACCACGATCGACCGCAACGTAGAGGGGAGGCGTAGATAGTTGCGACCGCAACCCCTTACCCCATTTTGGTATTAATCGACCCCGATTTATCATTTTGTTATATTGTGACGGCTCGGCCTGATCGGTAGGCGAAATGATAGATCGGAGTCCCGTTGCAACACACTGTAACTCTTTTATAAAAAATCCCTCACGCCCCGATTAAATATCATTTTGCTTTTAGGGTCCCATCTCGGGACTCCTATAGGATCTCCATATTAGCATTTTACTATTTATGGGACTCCGGCTTAGGATCTCCATATTAACATTTTATTAATTGTACCCCCTATGTTTAATAATTTGACATTTTGGTATTTTGCTGCAATAGTTACGGTCGCCGTAAACCTAACGTCCCGAAGGTGATTTAAAATGAGTCGTAAAGACGCTGAAATTTTGTATTGGATAACTGAATTTATCGCCGAGATTGGTCAATGGTCTCATCTATGCGATTACCTGAAAGAAAAAGGCTTTTCCGGCGATCAAATTGCAAATGCCGTAAATGACGTAGCGGATAAAGCCGGATTTAATTCAAACAACCTAACCAAAGAAGACTGCGAATAATGAAAATTACACGAGCTAGTGAGCAATATGCACCGCTTAGCCCCAACGAAAAAATGCAATTTACATTTATCCCTAGACGTATAAGCGACGGGGATACCATTGTCGGAGACTTCGACAAAGGGCATAATATCTGGCAACTCGATGTATCGCTTCGATTGCGAAATATCGATTGTGCTGAAAAGGATTCGAAAGATCCTAGATTAGCTGCATTAGGTTTAGCGGCTAAAAGATTTGTTGAAAATGTAATACCGTTAAATAAACCCATTTTGGTTTATTCGTATTACGTTAAACGTCCTACGGATGGAGCTACCCTTAACGAAATTGCCGATCACGGAATTCAATACGTTCTGGAAAAAGAAAAGTTCGGGCGATTTCCTATCGATATAGAATTGACTGATTATAATTACAAAAATTCGCATATTTTTTTAACCCAATTGCTCGTTAGATTGTATCTAGCGGTACGTTACGAAAAGCCGATTAACCGCAATCTACTTATCCCAAAGCATTTAGAAAATTACAAAAAGGTGTTTAATGAGTAATCGACTCGCTATTGCCGTAGGCGGCTTAGGATATTCGATCGAAAAGTTTGTCCCGACAAAATTTCGACATTTTATGCCTATTCGTACCGGCGGACAAAATTTGACTAGCCTGATTGCTAATGCTAACGGGCCAATTACATTATTGGGGTTTTCGTGGGGAGCCGAAATTGTTATTCGCGCCTCCTTAGACTTCCCCGATAAGAATATTGAACACGTTATCGCCCATAGTCCTGGAAAGGGAACGTTACGGCGTAGCGATGATTTCGGTCCTTCGCGATGTAAATACACGTTCCTTGCCACAACAGGGGATCGCGTATGTTACAATTCGACTAAAACACTCGCAGAATATTTTTCTGAAAAGCGAACTACCGAATTCCACGAGTTTCCGTTTAATGAAGATCACCAAGAAGATGCCGCGTGGGTATTTCAGAAATTCATGATCGCCAATAAACATCAATTTGTTAATTCGGTAGAATATCTCGAATCAATTAACTGGGGATTATGAAAAGATATGTATTTTTAACGATGCAAGGCGTAGCTACGTGGGCTTTTGAAAAGAAATGCGATGACTCAAAATGGGAAAATGTATTTTCCGCATTAAAATCGCTGAAAGAAAAAGGCGAGATTCACCATCGAGTCCTTTCTTCTTCCAGAAAATTGTTGCAACGCCATAAAGATTTGGGGTTTCCCCCACCAACTGAACTATACCCCAAAGAAAATAAAGGTCTTTTATTAATTTGGCGATATAAAAATAATTATTTTGAGGTTTTAATTGGCATAGACCAAAGGAAAGTTCCCCATGATTATGAACTCAGGACCAGTTTTACCAATATCGGCAACACATGATCCCGGCGATTACATTAAACACAGTTTAAGCGGGGCGTGGTTAATTCATCGCGGATTTAAACCGTTAAAGTTAGAGTTAAAATGTAATCAGATGTACTCTCTACCCGTTCCAGGGGCACGAAATTACGTTACGAATTTATATTTAACGGAATACAAAACACGAATTCGAAATTATACGATTTTTTGGTACAAAGCTTTTAAAATCGCAACAAATTCTGCCGGCGTATCTAAAGTTTATTGGTATCCCGGTCAATATTCAAAAATTGAAGAAGTCAACTCGTTAATAAAGCAAACTAAAAATGGCTAAGTCTCGAAATATTAGATCACGCGAGACGCGTGAACCAAACGTTGTTCAAGAAATCGCTACGGCTTTAGAACAAACCCTAGAACAATCTATTGAATTATCGGAACCATCTTCACACACTGTCGAAGCATTAATTGTTTCGGCCGTAATTCAAGCATCGGTTTCGATAGTAAATTCGTTACCTCATCGGCATGTTACCGATCACGCAAATATTATTGATTCGCATATTCGTTCGCATTTGAAATTAGCAAAACGATATATTGCTATTTATCGCCAAGAATTTAAAGAATTAATGTAATGACCGCTACGCATCGCACGTTAAAAAAACTTCGCGAAGACGGGTATCTTGTAGATGTTGTCGAACGCTTTATTCCACGATCAGGTTTTTCCGGAGTTCGAAAAGACTTATTTGGTTTATTCGACTTATTAGCGATTAAACCAGGTGAAGGTTTTACCGGTATTCAATGTTTTACTACTACGTGGTCTAAACACTTTGCAGTTTTGGAGAAAGAAAAACAAAATGCTATTACGTGGTTAGAATCTGGTGGTAGAATCGAGTTTTGGGGATGGCGTCGTTTAAAAGTTAAACGTGGTGGAAAAGCCATCCGATGGACTCCTAGAATAGAGGTTATCGATCTTGGCTACTTTGAAGTGGATTAAATACATTCCGCATAAGCCTACAGAAAAACAATTAATCGCGTTGCAGTCGAACGCCAAGGAACTTTTGTTCGGCGGTGCGTTAGGCGGCGGTAAAAGCGATTTTTTGCTTATGTCGTGTTTGCAATACATGGACGTACCTGGATATGCGTCAGCAATTTTCCGAAAACAATTAACTGACTTGAAACAACCTGGTGCTTTGCTCGATAGAGCAAGCAAATGGTTAGATAAATGGAAAAAACATGGCGTTAAATACATTCCAAGCGATCATACTTATTGCTTTCCGACTTATTACCCCGACGGAACAAAAGGTGAAGATGCAAAATTAGTATTTTGCTATATCGGCGATGCTAACGCTAAAGACCGTTATCAATCTTCGGAATATCAAACCATTGCGTTTGACGAAATTTCGCAATGGGATACGCCGCAAGATTACGAGTTCATGACAACGCGACTTCGCCGAACAACTTGTCAAACTCACGGCAAAACGCCAGATGGTGAGCCGAATTGGGTTAAAGGTTGCCCGGAATGCGATTTAAAACGAAGTATTCCGGTTCGATTACGCGCCGCTACAAACCCCGGTGGTCGTGGCGGTAATTGGATTAAAAAACGATTTTGCATTATTCCTGATCCGACGATTTATCCTGATCGGCGAGAAGCTATAGCGGCGGCTACAGCGGGAATAAGAGTTCCGTTTATTGGATCGCATCCCACTCGAAAATTTGTACCAAGTTACATCAACGATAATCCGCACTTGGACTTAGCTGATTACGCAGAATTCTTAAACGATCTCGAACCGGAACTTCGTGCCCAACTTCGTGACGGTAATTGGGAAGCTAGGGCGGATAGTCGATTTAAACGTAATTGGATTCGGTATTATGATATTTTTCCGTTTGGATTTCGTGTAAACGGAACAATGTTTCCTTTTCAGGAATTTAAGCTTATTTTTGCAACAACGGATTATGCGTCTACAGCAAAAGAAGGCATCATTGACAACCAAATTCATAATAAAGCCCCTTCTTATTCGGTTGGATCTATTTGGGGGATAACTAAAACTAAAGATTTATTCTTATTAGATTTTTGGAGAGATCGTTGTGAAGTGCCTACGATAGTCGAAGAAGTTTCGCGACTATGGACTAAATGGACCGATGAAAACATTAGATTTCTAAAATCCGAAACTAATGGGGTTGGTGCTGGACCTACGCAATATCTTCAACAACTGGGGATACCGATAAAGAAAAATGTCAAAGGATCGGACAAATTAGATAATAGTATTGGTGCCATGCTTTTAATGAAAAATGGCAAAATATATTTTCCGATGAATGCCCCTTTCATAGAAGAAGTTGAAGACGAAGTTTTCTCGTGGATCGGCTTACCTTCGGAAACAGATGATATTATCGATAATCTTAGCGATGCTGCTAACGAAGTCGGTCCTACATCAAGCACGTTAGAGAAAGTTATCGATACGACTAGACTCAAGTCGAAATTTCATTATGTACCGACTTTGCGAAATAAATCACCGCAACTAACTTTAGGTTCTCGAAAAAAACATCCTTTAAGAAATCGTAACTAACATGCTAAGCTTTATTCTTTTCGGAAAATCAGAAATTGTCATTGATGTATTGCTTTTAGAAATTGTCAAATTGCTGAAAAGTAATGCGGATAACATCACAGTGTTTCGTCAGCTTGACGTATTGATTCGCGAGGTAAATGAATCACATGAAAAAGACTTGTGCGATCAATTTTCAGTGTTTAGAATGTCGAATTGGGTGAGCATTCGCTCGGCGATATTCGTGATTATCACCCAACTACGAACCCCAACTGAGAAATAACAAAATGACTACTGTTGCTTTAGGACAAGATTTTATTGCCGAAAATTGGGATGCTAAAGTTACCGGTGATCGCGTAGAACAGATGATTCTAAAAGCGATTCCGCAACTTAAGGCACGCCAGCGTTTGCGAGCCAATTTGATTTTTAAACATAATTTGTTTCCACGCATGAAGGAACAAATTATTCTTTCCGCGACTGAAAAGCTCGCAGAAGAAAAATTGATTGGGGATCGCGACGGAGAAATGGTTGCGTTAGTCGATTGGAACGCGATTTTCGCATTTCTTGAAAAGCTATTGCCTCTTTTGTTGCAGCTTTTCGGATGATGCTTTTTAAACAAGTTGACGAAATAATTATCGTCACGTTATTTACGCTAGGTTATTCTTTGTCGGATAGCCTAGCTTGGTGGGATTTAATGTTAGATAACGCGATAATTTATTTATATGTCTTCTCCCAACTTTTCTAAAAGTCAAATTCTTAGATTGCTTATTCGCTACGGACATTTAAAGCTTAAAGAATCTACCGTTGATCGGTTGTCTTTAGATTTACCCGTAGTACAAGACGCAATTTATAGTTATCGTCAATATGTTGGCCCTACAACATTAGACATAAATTCGCTTTTTGCTATTCCTAGATGCGGTCAACCGGATTTTGGGGTACAAGCTTCTCGCACTTCTTGGAAAAAGGGATGCGATGCCAGATTTCCGAATAATCATTCCGTCGTTTATCGTGTCGATAAAACACGAATGCCGTTGTTTCTTCGAGATACGTTTGAAGCAGCGTGGGATTTAATGCGGCAAGCCTATGCTGAAATAGGTTTAGTGATTATTCGCGACGACACGACTTCGAACTACAATAGCTTAGTTACGTTTGAAAAAGGTCGTGGTTGGATCGGGTTGGCTATTGTCGGAAATAATCATACGTGTCGAACTAAAATTTGGGCTAAGTTTGACACGGTATACAAGCCTAGCGATTTATTAAATCAATGGGCAAGATTACTTTCGCATGAAGTTGGGCATAATTGCGGTTTGTCGCATTCTCGTGGTGGGATAATGAATGCCTCTATTCTTCCAGGGGTTTTCACGAAAGACGCATGGAAAAATGATCCGTTGTTTAATTCTTTAAAAATTTGGTTTGGCGGTTTACCAGTCACACAAATACCAATTTGGAATATTCCGGGTAACGTAAATGAGTAAAGCACCTATTTGGGGAACTCCCCCTGATTTTCGCGATGAGCATATTACGCTTTTAAGTGCCGAAACCCCTAGAGTTTGGCATATCGACCGAGAACGCGTATGGGATAAAATTTGGAGCGAAGGAGCTACCGGCAAAGGTGAGACTATCGCCATCTTGGATACAGGTGTAAGTCCGCATAGAAATTTGCCGAAACCAATTTTCGAACGTTCGATGATTTCTGGACAAGCTCCAAATGATCCGCAATCTGGTCACGGTACGCATTGCGCGGGTACTGCTTTAGGGCGTGATGGTATTGGTATCGCGTTTGAAGCCAACTTAATTAACATTAAAGTTTTATCTAACCGGGGATCAGGCGGTTCAGACGGTATTGCCGAGGGAATTAAAATCGCGGTTAATGAGGGGGCTACTATCGTATCTATGAGTTTAGGTGGTCCTGACCCTTATTTACCCACCGAAGAAGCTTTAGAATATGCTCACGATCACGATGTATTGGTTTTAGCTGCTGCCGGAAATGACGGGCAAAGTAATAATCGCGATACAACTGGTTGGCCTGGGCGATACGAAACTACGTTATGTATTGGATCGCACGCGCAGAACGGTGGTATTAGCAATTTTAGTTCATCAGGAAAACGTTTAGATATTGTTTTCCCCGGAACGCAAATAGTATCTTGCGATAATCGAAATCTTGAAGCATTTCGAACAATGAGTGGTACGTCAATGGCAACGCCTTATGGTGCTGGTTGTACTGCTAGTTTTCGATCTTGGATGCGTCGTCGAGGATATGCTAAATTAGGCGGTGCTCGCGAATGGCGACCATTCTTGGCTAATTACGCTATCGATAAAGGTACGCCCGGAAAAGATAATATTTACGGTGTCGGCGTTGTCGATTTTACAAAGCTTCTTAAACTTATGCTTGAGGGAAAACTGAATTATGTTTAATGCTCTCCGACACACGTTATTTACCATTTTGTTATTAACCGCTTCAACAGCTTATGGCGAAGTTAAAGCGGTTATCAACGGCCCAACAAAAATTGAATTTGGATCATTGTTGGTACTTTCGGCGGCTGAAAGTATCGGCGATAATCACGACTGGATTGTTGACCCGAAGTTTGCAACACCAGTACGAATAGATAAGCAAGCCAAAGAACTATGGTCTGGTTTACCGGGACCGGGCGTGTTTAACTTCATTTTGGTTGTTACCGATAAACAAGCAGAAATTGCTTTCACGCAATGGACAGTTGAGGTAACATTACCGTCATGGCTAGGACCGCCAAAACCGCCTATTATTTCCCCGGTTGATCCGCCGATTCAACCACCTGTAATTGATACGGGTCTTAAAACTGAAACCGAAAAATTAATTAAACAACTTAATGATAAAGACACTACTTCAAAGTTAATTTATCAATTTGATATTTTAATTAATTCTTCGGAAGAATTAACACCTGTTAAATTGCAGCAAGCTATTGATACAGTTTTAATTAATAGAACAGGCGAATCTGATAAAAAGCCGTGGATTGATGGATGGCGAAAACCTATCGACTCGTTAATTGCTAAAAATATTCAAAATGGTATTTCTTTAAAAATTTGCGTACAACAAATTTTAGAAGGACTACGGCAAGCTTTACCTTCGTTATCGTCGGTAAGCTTAAAACCCAATTTGCCATTTGCTGAAATTGTTTACGAAAATACGCCGGGGTGTCCCCCATGCATAAAATTTAGCAATGAGGTTAAACCGTTAATTGTAAAAGAAGGACATAAATTTGTAAGAGAGGCGACGACAAACAATCGACGGGCATATCCGTACTTTGAAATTAAAGTCGGAGATAAAACATTTATACATACTGGCGAATTAACTCTATCCGCGTTTCATTCATTAGTAGGTCGATAATGGATAACACCATTCCGGAAGATTCTGGTAATTTATCATCGTATATTCCTTGGGCCATAACAGTAGTCGTCGGTGCTTTAGCTACAGTAATTGCCGGTCTTTACGGAGTTAATTTGAGATTAATGACATCCCGCATAGAAACGCTTGAAAAAGATGTCGCTAAAGGAAAAGAGCATATTGATAAATTAGAGGAATATCGACGCGAATGTGAAATCGATAGAGCGGCGTTGAAGAAAAGTTGCGAACATCTTGAAGAACGCGTCAAAGACCTGCAATTACATTTTACCCCCGGTGACACCAAATGAATATTATCCGCGTAGTTTATGAATATGTTTTCGAGCCGATTTTGGCGTGCCCCAGTTTCGACATGAACCCGATTCGTCTCGCCCTCAATATGATCGCCTGGTTCAAAGGAACTTCAAATGAGCAAACAGACCCACTATGAATCCATTGCGTCTGACGAAAACCTAATTGTTCTGTGGTACATTGTTGTCACATTCATCTTGTTCTTGATTATCTGCTCTAAGGCATTTGATCGTTATGTCCTCTGGAAGAAGCAAAGAGAACTTGAAGAAAGATTAGACAAGTTTGAAAAAGAATCCCTTCTACTGGACCGCTATTTATTTCAGAGGACAAACCATGATTGATTTTAATTTAACCAATCAAGAAATTTTGGATGATCTTCTTACTACTGTTAAAATCCCAACTGGTAAGAAAATGCGGTTCGAAGATATTGAAACAGCATTTCCCGATAAAGGGTATCGCCGACTTGTAGCCAGTACGGTTCAGTCCGTAGCAAAAATAGATGTTGAAGCACAAATTGTATTTAATGCAGCTTCAAATGGTGGAGCAAATCTTTCATCAGATAGTGCTCAAAAGCAAATACAGCAAATTGCTTTTTCGGCTAAATGGCCCCAAGAATTAACAAATTTCATTTTGTCATATTCTTTGTGGACCGGCCCCAAATGGCAGCACTTAGGTTTACAAGAACCAACTCTTGATTGGATTCAATCAGAAAGAGAAAATTACAATCGTCAGCAACTCGCCAACCAAGAATTTCAACGTATATCACAATTGCGAGATAAGTGGCAACAGTTCTCAAATCAAGTTGTTGACCTGATTAGTTCTGGAAAACTGAAAGAAGAATCTCTAATCGAAGAAATCTCAACCTTGTGGGTTTGATATGGCAACTTTGACTTCAACCGGAAATGTAAACTTAACAACTTCTACAAATTGGAGTCCGGCCCAAATTCCGCAAGCAGGTGACGATCTAATAATTGGTGCGGCAACACTAACTTTAGACGCGGATTTAATTCTTAACACCGTCACGTTCAACAACGCGGCGAGCCGGATCGCATTCACCGGCACCACTCGAACACTCACCGCGACGAATGGTTTTTTTGTGACCGCCAACCTCGGCGGCAACCGGTTATGCCAAACCGACGTCGCCACCGGTCTGACTCTCAACTTTTTCGGAAAATGGACAATTTCTGCTGGTGCTTCGAACTCAAACAGTATCGCACACGTAACTGGCGGAACGCTCAATATCTCAAGCATCGGAGGCAATCAGTCATCGCAACTAATCGAACTAATCTCATCCGCTCAATTTCTAATTTTTACAGCTACCCTAGGCACTATTAACACAACTGGAATTATCAATTATCTGGCCGCTAACACGGCATCTCATGTAATGTTTATTTCTGGCACCGGTGCGGACTGGAATCACTACAGTATCGGAACCAACCTTTTGAACGCATCTCGTTTTACTAATGCCCTAAACTTTGACGGACCTTCCTTAACAGTGATAAATGGGAACTGGTTAAGCACAAATGAAGGAGTATTAGCCAAATTCTTTAATCAGGTTATCAACAAAACAACAACCTTTAACGGGAATATCTCCTTTGTAAATAATTACGATTCAATTTTTGCACGCACTGGAGGAAACGCCGTTGTCGTCTTAAATGGCGAACTAGATCAAGGTTTTAACAATGCAAGCAGCGTAATGAATTCAAACTTCATCACATTGCGGTGGCAAAATCAAACCCGAACAATAGCTGCGAATAAAAGGCTGAATTTTCTCGGGCCAGTACAAGCGGCTGGTTTGATTTTAAACAATTCCGGCAAGGTGATTTTTCAATCTGGTATAGTTTCCGACTCGTCAACCCAAATCCGACAACAATCACTAGCTGGGCAAGTGTTGTCAAATGACGCGAGCTTAGACACACGGACTTTTCCGCTACAACTCGCCGCACCAACACTCCCATCCGTTCAAAACGTCGCCAGCGGGACTACTTACGGATATACCGGATTTTTACAAACCGGCACCGGTTTAATTCTCGATCCAGCAATCTTAGCAGCGGCAATTTCCGCAAACATTCCTGACATTGTTGACGGTGTTCATGAAGCTGATCTTCGGGATTACGAAGACACCAACCATAGTCTTGCTTGGACATTAAAGAAATTAAGACAAGCAAACCCTGTTATCGAATTCGAAATTACAGACGATGTAACTGCAACAGCAACAACATTTTCTGTTAATCTAACCGGATTCGAAAACGGATCATTCCAAAACAGCGTCTTGTACATGGACGCAGAAGGGACCCTAGCAGGAGAGAACTCCACCATCATCACCTACACCCAGGAAACAGGGTACGGCGTGGTGGTGCTTGAAAAACCATTAAGTGGTATTCCTGTTATCGGTGAAATTGGATTTATTCGTCCTGATAGTCATGTTCATTCGGTTGCAGAAATTCAAGAGGGATTAGCAGAACAAGAAACATTGGAAACTGGAATCACTTCTATCTTAGAGGGGATCGGAGAAATTGATGTTGACTTTACTCCGATAGAGGAAATGATCGAAATATCGACGGATCTTATTCTCGCGGCTATTGCCGAAGAAGACGATCCGACAAATATTGTCAATTTGCTAATATCAATTGAAGACGAAGATGATTTAGCAGTATCCGGCGCAGTTATTTCTGTTCAAGGTACTGCTTTATCGGAAACGACAAATGTTAATGGTGTAGCTTTGTTGAAATTAAGTCGCAACGAAAATTACAATTTGCGATTTATTACACCGCCCGGTTATTCCGGATTACCCGAAGAATCGATTGAAGTTGGGATTAACGACATTACGCTAAACTATGTTGTTAATCGAATATCAATTCCGCCGATTGACTCTGAGCTATGTCAACTTGATATTTTTGTTAAATCGCAAGGTACTACTGGAGTAGAGCCGTTAGAGAACGTGAAAGTATCCGCAAAACTTATTGACGGATATTTAATCAATAACGCTGATTTAAACTTAAATATTATCGATGTAGCAACGTCTTCGGAAAATGGGTATGTTAAATTGATATTGTTGAAAAACACGGATTACGATTTAGCGGTTACTATGAATAATAGTATTATGGTAAAACGTATTCGTATTAAAACAACGGATCAAAATATTCAACAGTTGTCTGAGGTTATCTAATGCCTAGTGCAACGTTAGATTTAATTTCTCAAGGGGTTCACTCATACGATGGTGATAACGATATCGCTATTAGTGGACCCCTTTGGTCAGGTGACGCTGATTTAACTGTTATTTCTGCGTCAGCTATTCGGTTTTTATTACCGAATCAATATTTGGAACAACAGATAACGGCGGCAACATTAACTATACGTGTTAGACGCGGCGTTCCAAATCAATCGGTTGAAACGTTTTTACAAAAACACAAAATAGGTATTTTAGCTTCCGCAACACAAAATATTCCCGCAACTGGCGCAGCGATAAATTCATTGGCTTTAACTTCGGCGATTAAAACAATCGGGGAAGGGACTTTTAGCCCCGCTTTAGATTATTCGATAACCGATGTTTATTCAGTTATTGAAATCGATATAACGGCGATGCTTGATGAAGCCAGAACAAACGGATATTTGGGCGGAGAACACGTTGTTGTAGTAATTCAACCGGTTAGTTACGAAAGTGCGAATTATTTAGAAGCGACTGGAATAGGCGATGTAAACGAGCCATCATTATCGATGACTTGGACAATAAACGACGTTACTTATTTCCAGTTTGACTCTACTGTAATTACGAGCGACGGACTTTATTTAGATTGCGGAATTAGTTCTGGCACTTTGACTGCTGACGCGTTTGATGGTGACAACGGATTAGAACTTGAAACAACTTCGGCAACGCCTTTAACGTGTTCTTATCTTTCAGGATTCGGAACAAGCACACTTCGCTTTTCTCTTTCCAGAATGGTTGAAAAAACGGAGACAATAACATTAAGTCATACCCGAGGCGCATTTACTACTACAGTATTTAAAAACGCTACAGATCGTTTAGAATATTTTGTTGATGAGCCTGTATCAAATACGAGTAACAAACGGGGACCGGTTCTACTCGATAATACAGAAACTACGTCGGCATCGTATATTAAAGATTTTAGATACGGTTATGCCGAAAACGCTGAAACTAAATCATTTGGCGACAATACGCCTTTCGTAATAAACATTTTGTTGGATAATAGTATCACGCGATCATTTGGGAATGAGATTTTCGGAAAAATATCATTTTCTATTTTAGTTGATAACGCGTATACTGATTCTATCGCAGATGAACCAAAAGCCTCTCGCTTAACTTTGCAGCGTACCCGTAATTTGTTTTCTTCGGATTTATTTGGAAATCGAAATGCCGCATTATTTAAATGACGTTGTTGTAGATGAAGCTTTGAATAAATTAAAAAATAATGTAAATAAAATTACATTATGCGAAGGACAACCCGCGACTTATACAGAAGCTAATACGGCATTAGGAACGGGCAGCGGTAAAAAATTAGGGGAGACTGTTGTTACAAATGCCGCGTTTACGTTAGCCGATGATCCTGTTAATGGAAGACGCTTAACAGTTAACGCGATAAATAATGTAGACGTTACCACGGCGGGCGACTTGACTTATCTAGCGTGGATAGATACAACTAATTCCGTGTTGTATAAAGTGCTTCCGTTAAAAGTAGCGGTTAACGATTTGACAACTGACTCCGAAGTAAACATTCCGTCGCACTATCACGCGTTTAGAGACGCAGAGGCGGTTGTATAATGCCGATTGTTCTTAACGAGAATGCTCAAAATGTCAATTTGCTAATTACTATTCTCGACGACGATGGTAACGGCATTACAGGAATTACCCACGATGATGCGGATTTAGCGATCTTTTATTTTAATGAATCTGCATCATCGTGGGTTCTTTTATCTTTAACAGAAGGTACGCTTGGTTCTTGGACTTCAAACGGTTTTATCGAATGTTCCGATGAAGACATTTCTAGCGAAGGTGAATACATTTTAGGTTTACCGAATAATGCTATTTCTGCTAGAAAAAGTTTATTACTTAAAGTTGTCTACGGAACCAATAAACCGTTACGCGACATTGTTTCGTTCACTGGACCGCCAGCGTTTCCAAACAACTTTTCAACCATGCAAATTAGTAATGACGGTAAGCTTAATATTAACCTTACGTCGTTACGTTTAATGCTCACTATCCCATCTATCGCGACTTCGTTAACTGGCAATTTCCGTGTTTTTATTAAGGAGACTAATAGAACGCTAACCTTTACAGCTAACCAAAATATCGAATCGACTGACATTAAGTTTGTTTTCGAGAATGATGGGGGTGAAGATTTAGCGATTGTTTCAAATGAAGATTTGACAAAAAGCGGAAATACGGTAAGTTTTACATTGCCGTCCGAAGTAACAGATACGATTGGTTTGATACGATGGTCGGCACGCCACGAAACCGACAACACGTTATTCGGCCAAGATGAATTCGAAGTCGAATATGCCCCTTATACGGACGAACCCTAATGCCGAAATTACAAAAAGAAATTTTGCCTGAAGGTGAATTTTTAGTATCGACTGCTAACGGCGGAAGAACTAAAAAAAGATTTGACGCAACTTTGCTTCGTCAGATTTCTGAAAACACGAACAAAATGATTCAAGCGGGATTACGAATTCCAGCCCCGTTTAAACATTTGAAAGAAGCCATTCCCACCGAAGTTGTTGATACCAATTCTTTCGATAACGGCGGATACTGGGAATCGTTTGAAGTTCGAACAATTAAGAATATTCCAACGTTAGTCGGCGTAATCGATGCGCCGGGTGATATTGCGGATATGCAAACGCCAGCCGGAAAACTTCAAAATACTATTAAAGAAGTTTCAGCTTGCGTTAAAGATGCCTGGGTTGATGGGAAAGGTCGAAGTTGGGGACCATGCGTTTTGCACGTTGCCCCTGTTCTTCATCCTATTGTTCCAGGACAAGAAGGATTTTCGCTTGTCGAAAACGCGGTTGCGTTATCTGCTTCGGATATGATTAACGAAACCAGCATTGAGAATTTAAGCGAATTATCTAAAGCGTTACAGGAAGATGCGGGTATTTATATCCCACCTGATACGATGTTAGCCGATTTACCAAAAATCATGTTAACCGTTTTGAAGCAAAAGAAACTTTCCGAATCCGAAGATGAAGAAGACGATACGGAAGTTATCAATACTCAAAGCATTTTTATGTCACACGAGGAACCTATGAAAGTTACTAAGCAAGTTGCCGACGTTTTTATTACTTCCGGCGCTATCAACCCAAAGACGCAAAAGCCATACGTAAAAGAAGATTTTACGATTGAGAAAGATCCGGTTGAAACGTATGCGTTGGCGATTACAGGCCAGTTTACGGATCAGAAAAAAAATGAGTTGCGAACTCGCGTAAAAACCCTTATTGATACTGGTAGGGTAAATGAGGATTTTGCAAAATCTAATATTTATCCGCAAATTGATATTTACGAACTTTCCCTCGGGGAGAATGCTAAGTTTAAACCAAATACGATTGACGTAATTGTTGAATCTTTGGAAAAGCTTCCGCCAGCACAACCGAAGCAAACGCCGAATTCTCATAAAATGCCGGATGACGCTCATACGATTCTTATGTCTTCCGACAGCGGGGATGATTTGTCGGAAGATCAAGTTAAAGAATTGCAAAAAATGCTTTTGTCGCAAATGTAATTTCTCGATAATAGCAAAATACTTTTTTCGCATTACCCACAAACAAGAGATTAAAATATGCTTCCAATGAGTTTTGACGCGTCTTGGCTGTTGCCGGGACAAATGCCGTCTTTGGAGTCTATCGAGCAAGATTTGACTTCTGTTATTTGGCAACCGCTTCATCGTGCAGTTACCGGACGAAATCTTAAATTGGCCGGTTCCACTCGCGATGTCGGTAATACTGGATTTACTGATGTTCTTAGGCCCGGTTTGCTTTTAACGATTGATCCCGGAACGGGTATGCTTACCCATTGGGGAAGTGTCGTTAGTAAAGCAACTGACCCAATCGAAGGTGTTTTGTTGCTTTCGATGAAGATGACCGCGTCGGGAACTAACGTAGATCGATTTATGGGACACGTTATGTTTGGCGGATATCTAAAATCTAAAGGAATCATCATTCCCGGAAATGCTTCCGCAGGCATTGTCGGTGCTGACGAAAACCTTATTAGACGTAAAATGCTATTTACTTTTACGTTTGATGACGATCCTTGCAAAAACCTTGGGGTAGCTGCGTTTTCGTCGCAATTCGTTCTCGACTAATTAATTGGCAAATTGATATTAATATGTACGTTGTGATTAATAAAACTTGGATAATACCAAAACATTTATCAAACGCGCATGTTAGTATTGCCGCAAATGCTGATTGCGAAATAAATATCTATTTGCCTGAATTTAAAAACGGCAAAATGATAAAAATTACGCAAAATTCTAATCAAGACATTCGAGTTTATTGTAATTCGAATGTCTGGTTGGAAACCAATAAAACAAGTTTTCAATGTTTAGTTGTTACCGGTGCAGAGTGCAATCGGAATAAAACAATTAACATTATTGGCCGAAATAATAAATGGTCGGTCGATACTTCCAAAATTAACTTTTACACGGAAAAAGAATAATGCCGGGATATACCCTCGAACAGATGACTCGCGTTCCTTACGTTATGGGAGTCATTCAAGAATACAATTCGGTCGGGTCAACAATTTCTCGATTTTACAAATTGGGTTTACGCGATTCCGCCGGACAAACTTTGGCAAGTCGAACTGGGATTTATGATATTTACAATCCTACTCGATCTATGCCGCTTGCGCGTGCGCCGATGACTGGACCCAGCCGAACTGGGCGTAAACCGATCGGTCATAAAATGATTACCGTTCCGAGGTTTTACGAAGCTTTGGAAATCGAATACGAACGGGTTTATCAAAACCGACCCATCGGAGGTCAATTCGGAACTGTTGATGCCGCTGGCGCTTCATATATCGCCAGACAGCTTAAATTTCAATCGGACCGTTTCGCTAACCTCCATGAATTCATGGCGGTTAATTTGTTTAGGGGTGGTTGGTCGCTAAAGCCATCCGGCGAAGATTTGTATCCCGTTGAATTGGGTACAGCAGGCGCGACGATTAATGTCGAATCTTTAGTTCCCGAAGATCACAAAGGACAAATTCCTTTGTTGGGTGTTGAAGGAAACGACATTATTTCCGTTCCTTGGAATGATCCAGATTGCCCAATCATCGAACAATTTATGTTGTTGGATACGATTACAGCGATTCGACACGGAAGCAAAATTAAACATATTTGGGGTAACGGTGTTACTCTGAATCATTTGTTTAATAATGTTCAACTTCATAAGGTTGGCGGTGTTGCCGTTCGAATTTTTGATTCGATGACGGGTCGCGAAATTGATCCAGGACAACGTAATCCCGATACTGGCGTGGACATTATCTTCCGTGGTTTGCCTGATCGGATTTTCCATATTTACAATCAGGTTTACGTTTCGGGCGAAGTTTCGGAATCGCAAGTCGCGCAAACTAATCCCGCTAACATCAAGAAATTTATTCCGGATAACGAGGTCATCATGACCCCTGAACCGGATACTTGGTGCGAAAAAGTTCACGGTACGGAACCGGTACAATTTAACCTTAAAGAATCTGTTCGAAGCATTAGCGGCCTTGGGATGGGTCGCGAAGAAGCAATCGATCCGCCGCGAATCGATATGAAGATGCTTTACAACGGTTGCCCGATTCTGGTTGAACAATTTGCTGTTTACAACCCGACGGTTATTTTTGAACCGGAACCGGAACAAGCATAATTAATTTCCGAACAACCTGTGTCGGTTGGGTGGTGGCTACGGGGGTAATTTTCGTAAGAGAGTTGCCCCCGTAGTTCCGTTTTTTTTTGAATTGTCGGCGTATCGCGTTACGCTTGAGTAGTGGCATCACATCGGGAATAAGAGACTTGGGAGCTATTGAAAGGATATGGCTAAATAACCGGACGGTCAGACAAGCTGACACAATTCAAAAAAATTTTAAGGGGAAATAAAATGTCGGGACCGTTGACAACTAAAAGTGAAATTGAAGAAATTTTTTCTGCTGATGCTGTTCTAAATCATCTAGCAGATTTAATTAATAATGACACGGCATTAAATAACATTATTTCGCGGGTGTCGGCTCGCGTTTATATGTATTTACGAACTCAATATGCTGAGAGCGAAATACAAAATAATATTATTGCCCGAGAAATAGCAACATACTTTGCTTGCTACGAAATAAGTATTCGGGCGGGCAATCCTTCTTTGTATTCTGACAAATACGCCCAAGGATTAATGGATTTAGAACAAATTCGAGACGGAAATTTAAATCCAGGAATGTCTAGCAAAGCCAGAGCGATTACGCAAACACCGATGCTGGATAGTCGTTTCTACAATCCAAAAAGAACTAATCCTCAAGGATCAACTCGAATTTATCCTTCGCAGAATTTACCGCGTTTACCTTTAAATCAATATTATGAGTAGCGTAAAATTAAATCTTCATGGCGTCCCCGAAGATATAATTTTTAATCGCATTAAAGGTTTTAGCCGAGTTCATCAAACGTATAAAACTGTACTTTATTCCGAATATATGAATAAGCTCTACAATAGCTTCGCTAATAGAGCTTTTTGGAGTAAAGATGAATTCGGTAACGATTGGGCAGTATTAACAATAAATACTGATATGATTAAGCAGTATGAATTGGCTACTCAAGAACCGTGGAATGCCGAAGACGAATATCACCAACATCGCGAAGGATTTAATCAACCGCAATTTCCCGCCGATCCAACTAATCCCACCGAAGTTAAGTTTTCTCAATTTACGCATAAAAAACAACTTGCTCCCGCTACGCGAGTATCGTCGATAAACCAAGTTGCTATTTATCGAAATAAATTAGAAGAACTAAAAAAATCCGCTTCACCTAAAAGTGTTCGTCAGCAAAAACGATTAGCATTGAAAGATATTCCTAAGATCGATGGCGGTGTACGTGTCTTACGCAAAAGATCAATGCTAGGGGAAATGCGCGACGAAGACGATTATATGTATCGCGAAGTTCGACGAACACCGATTAATATCCGTTCCGGTAGATTATTTGGTGCGTTTTTTCCAGCGGAGATTGCAAACGGTAGAATCTATGCTGGACCAGATCAACAAATAGCATCTTACGGTTTAAACTTTGATTTGCAAATTAAAGTACCGTATGCGGATAAATGCGAAGAACCGATTGAACGTAAAAAACGCCAAAAGAAAAAATCTAAACGTTTATCTTTAATTGAAGAACAACAAGAAGACGACGGACCAAAATTTGTTCGACGGATTTTAATTCCGCCAAGTCTTCAACCTGACGGTAAAGCATTTATTGATTCGCATGAAAAAGCAATTCGCGCAGCTAAAGTAGTTTACGAATCTTTATTAAACCGACCATCGCTTCAAAACGATAGAATATCTGATGATAACAACCGCCCTCCTGCGCCTCGTCGAAGGTCGTATTAATGAAAAATTTGAATCGTTTCTTATCCCTTTTGATAAAGCGTACCCTACTAGCGGAAGAACATTTATTCGCTTATCTGGTAGTTCTTTATCATTAAATTTAGAAGGCGATGTTTTAAAAGCAGAATTGCAAATAATAGCAACTTGCTCGACACGCATAAGAAATACAACCGTTCAAAAACAAGACGAACCTTTTTGCCATATCGCAAACATAGCTGAAAGTCTTTATTATTGGCTATTAACTGATATTAATATTAAAGGTAAAATAGGGGCCGCTATTCCAGGTAATGCCGGAATTGATGGAAGATTCGAAGTTAATTATTTGGATTTGCGGGCAGTCCCAGTTTATGCCGATTTCTACGATGCTAGAGAAGTTCATGAACGACTTCCCGCCGGTATGAAAATCGACATAACTATGTTAATGCCGCGAATATGGATTCCGATTCAATGCGGCCAATTCCCCGAAGCGTTTCAAAACATGATCGACGATGTTGAAATTAAATAGGCTTGCTTACAAACTGATTTAATTTCAACAATCACGAAATGGCAAAAAACGGTTTTCGACCGAAAAAAGGGGGTGCTATTTTTCATGATAACACCCCTCTTTACCTTCCTATCTTTAGTTATTACCTTAGAGGGTGGTAGGGCGGGGGCGTGGGCTGGCTTTAGGCGCGCGTCTTAGTATAGCTATAATAGGAATACATATCATGTCTACATATCGATGCGATTCTTGTAATAAAACAACCTCTGACGTAGATGATTCTCCTTGTGGTAAACAACAATGCGAAAAAATGCAGTTAATCGAAATTGCAACTATTCATTATTCTGAAAAGATTAATGATAAATATACAGTTGTCTGTAAACCATCCAAAAATGCCAATTTGCTAATTTCGTCTTCGCTTGTAGGTGTCACTTGTGCAAAATGTCTTAAACAATTAAAAGCCCGAACAGCAACAACCGAAAACAAACAAGCTTCATTGGAAGATTGGAAATCTTTTAATTGGGAAGATTTTGGCTATCCCGCAGATATGCTGGAAAAGCTACAATCAAAATACGAATCGGTTTTCGAAATGAAATCCGCGTTAACGAACCAACCTCTTTCTTTTCCAGAAATTTTGACGGAAACGGAAAAGGAAATTTTGATCGCTTCGCTTGAACTTTAGGAAAATATAAAATGCCTTTAAAAACTGCACCTGCTGGTTTTTCGTCTGTTGTTGCCGGCGCATATCGATCTGCTTGGAACGGATATGATATGGGGTTGATAACTGGTGAAGGTTTTCAACTTCGATATAGAAATACCGCTATTCCAATCACGGCGGACATAACCGGCGAAACTATCGTAGATATGATTCACACTGGAACATTGCCTACGATTACAATGACTTTAATGAATTGGAACGCCCAAGCGATTGAACCGCTAAGTTGGTGGATGGGTTTCGGTGATGGAATTGCTGGATATGAATGGGGTGTTACCGATGGTGTTGGTCAAAAAGCTTTTGACTTCGCTAAACCATTGGTACTTACTGCTTGTCATTATCAAGAGGGAGAATCTGCCGGACCGCTTGCAGCTAATCCGACAATCGATCCTTTGTCGATGACAATTTACAAAACAATTCCAGCACCGGATCAAGATATTGAAGTCTTGCTTGCGCATAGGCCGCGATTTATTACACTGACACTTCAAATTTTACCGGTTACGCTTATTTCGGGAGAATCGCCTAATGATCCCCCTACGGTAACGCGAGCATCGAGTTGCGATAAACTTCGTTTTTGGACTTCAATCCGAAACAACGGTGCCCATCTAGTTTCATTGTCTTAAATTTAATTGAGTAACGATTATGGTCGGAGTTAAAGTAGAATTTATTAACGGCGGTAACGAAGATCCTAATCGTGACAATGATGAAAAACGCGATAAGCCTGCCCCTCCAAAGGGGCGGGCTAAAAGCGTTTCTACTCCCGGCGAAATAACAAAATCTAAATCTCGTGATGAATTAGTATTTGAAGCAAAGCGTTTAGGTATTAAAAGCATTCACAATATGAACAAGGTTCAATTGCAAAATGCTATTAACGAAAAAACGAATCCTAAACCATCGCGTAGAGGGATTCCAAAAAAGAAACTTACTTTTGAAGAAAAAATAAGTTTTGATCCAACTGAATTAGAAGCTCAACTTCAATCAAAAACGGAAATTGAAAAGGTTGTTAAAGAAGGGGCTAAGAAAAAAGCTAAAAAGGATTTAAAGCAACTTAAAACTGAATCACTTAATCCCGAAAAACAACGTGTAATTGGTTTTTCGACATCGAAAGGATCAGTTTACGAATTAGAAAATAATTCCACAATTCGAACAAAATCCGAACATCAATTTCACGATCCATCCGATATTGGTCAAAAAGAAAAATCAGACATAACTTATTATGTTGATAAAAAAGCCGCCGGAAGTATCGGAATGATTGGCGGTGTATCGGGAACCAAACGATCTGTCATTGTTCAAGGCGAAAATATTTATCCAGTTTCGTGGAACGAAAAAGAAAATAAATGGGGCATAGCACCTTCTGATAAAGGGATTACGTTTTCACGTGAACCAAAAGAAGGACTATATCCGATTGAATTATGGCAAGGTAATGAATCGCAACAAATTAAAGGCGGAATTGAATATTCTAAATGGCACGCGGGAAATAAAATAACTGAATTAAAATTAAGTTCATCTTCGCAAACACCTGTTACAGAACCAACGCCATCAATTGAAAATATTCAACCGCCACCACCGCCGCCTCCAATTGCTACAGGTGGAATCGAACCGGAAGGCGAAGATGAGGATAACCCTTTATTTCAATTTGGTGAATCGCAACCACCCGCTGAACCTTTAACAGAAAACGTTAAACCATTACCGCCGAATTCATTAATTAATTTGGCGGGTGATCCTACTATATCTGCGGGTAGGCAAAAACAAGCATTTACTAAAAATGCGAAAAAACAAGCAGATAAAGAAAAGCAACAGGAAAAAGTATTAGCCACGCGTGAGATCGGACAGATTAAACGGCGGGCATTACTTCAAGCAGGAATTCAAAAGCGACGCGAAATATTAAAAAGGCGTCGTGAGAGGGAAGCTATTTCTGAAAGGGTAAGAATAGCAAAATCTCAAATTAAAGAACAATATGATCGAGGAGAATCAGATAGGTTAATTCGACGCTTAGCAACGTTCGGTATTGGTCGTGCTGTTGGGATCGATGGTGGCATGATTACGGCATTAGCCGAGATCATGTTATTTCAACCGGAGATCAAACAAGCCGAACAAGCCATTTCGGAATTAACTCTGCAAGCCGATCAGAAAGCGAAAGAAGAATACCAAGAACTCGAAAGATCCAAGACTGCAACAAACGAACGTCGCGCCGTTCAAAGTTTGGACATTCAAGAATTAATCGAAAATGCCAAAATGCAAGCGGCGTTAACCGAAGAACCGGTTGACGTTGAAGCATTGAAAACTGACATCGAAGCAATCTTGAATAGGGGAGTTGTCGATACGGGACAAGGAATACCGCAACCGATTACAGGCCAAAAACCTGGACCGGCAACCGAGGTTTTTCCTGGAACTAGGGAGTATCAAACCGCATCGGAAACCGGTAGCCCAATAACCGCATCAGGAACGCCCAATTTCGCCCCTGGAAACGCTTCGGGCGGCGGAAGCGGGGGAAAACCCCCTGGTTCGGGGTTCGGCGGTTTTGGGGGCAGTTTTGGAGGTTTTGGCGGGGGTCAATCTGGGGGGTCTGGTGGAACCGGGGGATCTGGTAATACTGGCGGACTTATGCCCGCAATGTCAACCACCACAGCAGGACTTCTTCAACTGACCGTTGGTTTGACCGCGTTAGCTAGTGCATCGCAAATCGCAACCGAAGGATTATCAACCGTAGGGCAACTTATGGTTAATCCTCAAAATGCTAATTTGGCTGTTCAAGCTGGCGGTAGCGCTACCAAAGCCGGAACCACTGGTATATCTGCCGGGATTGGTTTACTTGCATCCGGCGGTAATCCGATGGGCGCATTAGGGGGCGTTATTATCGGTAAAGCGATTGGAACAGTAATAATCGATCCTATCGTTGAAACATTAAAAGTCGGTGTTGATTCGTTGAATTCGGTTGTTGAAAAATCATTAGGTTCTGAAACAACGCAAGCTCGAATCGGCGAAAATATCAATTTGCTTTTAAAGCAACTTGAACAAGGCCAATCGCTAGATCCAATAACGGCAGATTTTGTCGAAGCTAGAACGGAGTTGAGTAGCGCGTTGATGGATTTAAAAACCGCATTCATTAATGCGTTTGGTGATAACATTGTTGACGTTATCGAATTGTTGACGAAGGCAGTCAATCTACTTGAGTATATGACTAAATTCTTTGGCGGCGGAAAAGAAACACCGGTCGGCGATATGTTCGGGGCGTTTAATTTCGGTTTTGCCGGATTAGCTGCACGAATGTTAGATACGTTGATTTCGATTGCGACGCATTCCGAAGACACGGCGAAAAATACCGCTCCGCAAGGGTCAGCTTTGGTACAATCGATAAACGATTTCTTCATGGGCAAACTAAGCCAAGAAGAAAGTATTCAGGGGTCATTCGGCAATGGAAATTCCGTATGGCAAATTAATCAGAACATGGCTTCAATTTAAGATAAAATTATGGCTGACTCGTATCGTCAAGATGAGAACGTTTTAAGTATTTACATTTACAAACTAAATACGCAAAAGCGAATTGAAAATTTGGTTATTCCTGACGACATTCGCGAAGGTATTTGTTTGAAGACAGTTACTAGCGTTAAGATCGATTGTGAAAACCAATACGATGAAGGCGATACGCGAATTGTCCGTAAAGACATTCTTGTCTCTATTGAGGCTATCGTTAATCAAACATCGGTAACAACACTTGACACGTTTCGTGAGATACACGGCGTAAGTTCGAATAAAGAATCCACCTTTGCGGGTAGTAACATTACCGGACCAGTTACGTCAAATATTTTACGCGGCGGCAATAAATTAAATAATACTAATTTAGATACAAACGGATTGATCGCATATCTACATTCGTTTTTATCTTGTCAAGGAGTCGTTATAGATTTATCCAACTACCCCGGACAAATGCGAAATATCGTTCCGTCTAAATCTTCTTCACCAATTCCGAAAGGTTGGTTAGTCGATACGTACAACGGACCTAAACCATTAAGTCTTCAAATTCAATCATTACCTGGTGGAAATGATTTCAGAATTGTTTGGAAGGTAAAGTATTCAATTGGACCGCGAGAATCGTATGAGCTTTACGATTTAGATACGGCGGCAAAATACGATATATCTTCTGAGATGCGATTAGACATCGATGAAGAAAGTGATCTGCAAATAATTATTTCAGGAACAATTTACGGAACTACGCCTGCTGATTTATTTTTAGCTAGGCGTCAGTTGCAATTTGAAATTAGTAATAAATCCACAAAAATAAATGTACTAGGTGATGATGAAAAAGTAAAAACTATCGATACTTATACTCAATTTAATGGATTTTTGCGTAAAACAACATTTGACATTGAGAAGAACGGTAGAACTGCAAAGTTTTCTATAACGTTCACACAAATTAAATCTAATTCTGCATTTCCATACGGAATTCGCAAAATAGATTTTAAACATACCGTTCAATCGACGTTGTTTGGCGATGCAATGCAAGGTGCCGGTATGGTATCTTGGCTAAATACGTTTAATGGCAAAATAAGAATACCAAATCGTTTTCACGCCGCTTACGCCTGGTACATTCTTTGGTATTTAATCGCACAACGAACAAGAAAATTAAAAAGCTTTACTATCGATAAAACGTCTAAAAAATCAGCAGCTTCTCAAATTACCGGTGCAATAAATAAAGCTGCTACTGACGATGAGACGGAAACACGAAATACAATTAAAGCAATTTGCACTAAAGTCAAATTGACAAATGATGTATTTAATCGTGAATTGTCATTTGATTTAGATTACTTAGTTGTTTGTCCGTTGAACTATGTATTTTCGGCAACTTGTTTTTTCGAAAGATTAAACAACGACTATCATCGTCGATATTCGATGCCGATAACAGAAGACGGCCAATTAAATAAAGATTATCGACCAGAAAAATTAAGTACGCAATGGGATAAATGGCTAGATAGTACAAGACCTAATTTTGACCCAACAATACCATCTAATAAAAGTCAAGCATTAAGTAATATGCTTTATGATGGATCGGGAATAGAAATAACAGAATCCGCCAGCGAAATAAACCCGTTTGAAAAACACGAAGGTCGTTACGATACAGATTTACAACGTCATTCTTTCGTAACATTAATCGCAGATCGTTATGAAAAAGATCCAGATTATAAAAATGAAAATGTAGATATTGATACACCAGTTGAATCTTACACGATGCCAAACCCAAGTAAGATAACTTCGGAAAAAGTCGCGACGACGCGTTTTATTAAAAATACAGAAACGAATCAAACGCTTAAAGACTCAACTGATCCACAATTAGCAGAGAACGTTAATACGGATGAATCGTTTTTAGAGATAATCGACGATACGATTGATCCGCGTTTTTCTTGGATTAAATTCGAAGAAGAATACCACGTTAGCGAAACGCACCCGACTATTCCCGTTGAAGGATTAAACGGTGCAGATGTAGCGTGGCATGGCGAAGAAAAGCTTTATCGGCAATTTGTTAATAATCCCGAAACAAACGTGTTCGATAATTTAAATGCTGTTGCCCCGCCGGATATTCCATCATCGATTCCTGACCCAGCCGCCGAAACCGAACATCGGTTAGCTTCGGGTATGTACGCAAATGCGGGAGCAACTGACCCAAATAATCCAGAAGCTTTGCTAGTTGATTACGATCCGAATCATCCTGAATCGCAAAATCCGATGATACGGAAAACTTACGCGTTAAAAGGGAGCCGCTATTTTGTAACTGTTAAAGGTCGCGCCATTCGCGCACAATACCCAATCTCGATCCCAACTGTAATTTCTATCGCGGGTGCCCCTGCTATTAAGGTTGGCACCGGACGTTCGATGTTAAAGCCGATGGGGCTACAAGGAAGTACCCCTATTTATGCCGCCAGTTGGGAACAAACTTATACCGTTGACAAATCACTGTTAAACGAGGATATTTTAACTAAGATTGAATCTACAGGTTCGTCGATCCTTTACACCTAACCGAGATTAGACATGGCTAAAAAACAAACTCAAACAAACGCAAATTGTGTTTATCTCCCAACAGATGAAGATACTAAATTAACGGTTAAAATATCCGAAAACGAAAGTATCGAATTCGAATTGCTAGATTTTGATGATTGCGTTGCAACGGCAAACGAAAAAGCAAATCAAAGCGGCGATACGGTCTGGGAAGAATTGGCCGGCATTTTAAAACAAAAATACAAAAAGGAATTTACCACGAATCAATGCCGATGGCTTTACCTGACTGTTAGAGATCGCATTAATGCGATTAAAAAAAAATTGTAAAGAAGGTTATGCTTCTTGCTGATGTCGGTGCGCTAGCTGCGAATACACCACTTGATTTCAAATGTATTCAACTGGCGTACCGACATATTATGGCTAAAAAAGAATTAGATGAACTTTTTAAGCCTGTGATGAATGAAGATAGGGCGTTTCAACTTGGAACTCTAGTTAATTTTGGCGATGAAGAAAAAGCATTAAAATACGTTAATGCTTTAACAATCAGTAAGGCTAATAAATATGGCTCAGCATCAAAGAACGGTTAATTTATTAAACACTTATCGTGTTAAATATCGCCAACATAACATTTTGCCATTTCATGATCCGCGATACTCGCATCATTTTCCGTTCTTCGGTTACAACACCGTAGAATTAATGATGCGAGATAGTCGTGTACGATTCGGATTAAATTTAATTAAAGGTCCGATATACGCTTATACGAAATTCTTTAACTCCGAAGAAGCTAACGATCCGCAAATCAACGACGCCATCATTGATTTAGAATATTACTATTCGCATAAAGTTGAAAGTAATAATAAAGTCATCGAACAATTTGTCGTAGATTTACTAAATGACTTTTGGGCCGACGGATTGTATAAAGCAATGCAATGTATTGAATGGGGCTTTTCACCTAATCAAGTTATTTATGAACGCGATCCCAAAACCGGAATGATTAAATATAAAACGATGGAAACATACAAGCCATCGATTGCACGACCCGTAGCAAGATGCGGAAAACTCATTGGAATAAATTTTAATTCGACGAATAAATATGTCCCAATTCCGAAATCTGCTGTTTTCGTACATCAACGCGAACACGATAAGTTCGTCGGATTGTCTCGTTTGTACGGTGCGCATATTCCTTGGCATGAAACTTGGCAACTAGGCGGTGCAAGAGATATTCGCCGGTTGTGGTTTTTCAAAAATTCGTATGACAGCGGAACTCTTTATTTTCCAGAGGGTTCGACAACGGATGAAGCAACCGGAAGGGTAATTTCCAATTTAGAAGTTGCCGTTGAAATGATGGATGCCAATCAAACTGGTAGCTATAGGGTATTCCCTAAACCGGAAGCAGGAACCGCCAAGAACGATAGGTCTTGGGATTACGAACCAGCTAAAGGCGCAACTACCCCCGAAGGTTTAATGGATTACCCGCGAGATTTACGATTAGAAATGTTCGAGGGTATGGGTATTCCGCCAGAAGTAGTGGAGTCTAGCGGTTCAACTGGATTCGGATCTTCGTCGGGAAGAAAAGTTCCAATGCTCGCGTACATGGCGTCACTAAGCCCGATTGTGACGGAATTAATAACCGATACAAAATCGCAAATTATTAATCCGTTACTAATCGCTAATCGACTTCCTTTGGATTATACAATTAAACGTATTATACCAAAACGATCGATACCAGAAGTTGGCGGGGGTGGCAGAACGCAAACTTCAATGTCCAAACCATCGGATAACGCATAATGCCAAAATTTAGAAACTCAATTATTTATTCGCCGGCGGTAGGTATCGAAAGGTATCTACCGCCGATTTCGTATCTACATACTTCAATCAACCGAAGTTATCGAAATACGAGTAACGCGGATACAAAAAAACCTTGCTTCCTAGATTTCTTTTTAATTCGAGCATCTGAATATGATTGGTGGAAACAACCAGAAAATGTTTATTTGCCCCTAGAATTAAATCCACCTGTATTTGCTAACGGTACATCTTTCACAGAGATCCCGTATAGCTCGGTATCCAATACTGAAAATGAATTTATTCGTAACGGTAAAATACGCCGAAAATTATTGCTCGAATTAGCGACCATCAAAATTTGGTGGAGACAATATCAAAATGCGATATTGTATTATCAAAATGAAATATCACGAATAAATCGATTAAAACTCGCGTACAAAAATTCGTATTCGTTACCGCTTCTTAATACGCAAACCGGTCAATACGATAACACAGATTTAATTGTTTTATATCAAGATGCTATTGATCGATTTAATTTGCATTCAAATAGGCTATTAGCTATTCAATATGAAGTCGAACAGCGAATAGTATATTTCGATGCGAACAATGAATTGCCTACGTCAATACTCACGCCAAACTATGCGGAATATTATTCAACGCTTACCTACGATCTACGATCTTACCAGGATACGCCTAACACGTATCGTAATAGCAATTTGAAATATTCGTTTAAATTGCCATACAAAATGCCTCATCATTTCCTTCTTCCAGAAGTAGTTGAGGGAAATCCAGTTTGGGCTAAAACAAATACCGACATTCGATCTTATTTGGTTGGCGAAGATTTAGTATTAGCGATTGATTTACGTTTAGGGTTCTTTTTTTACGTAACGCCAAGTAACAACAGAGTATTTAATCGTTACAATACTTCTCGTTTTTATAATCCTGAAATTTGGGATTTAGATGGAGAGTCTTTTCCGCTTGATAATTTTTACAGCGTTCAATCAAACGTAAACACCGGCAAAAATTTATTTCGATGGCGAAATAATAATTACGGTGTAGTGAATAACGATCAGAATAAATACGGAAGTAGCGTTGTTCTATTTAATCCAAAATTCGATAAAGCTTCGCTTGTGAATGATCCGGTTTATTATGGGATGAATCCAATTTCGCTAAAAACCGAAGACTCTGGTTATTTATCAAATAACTCAACGCATTACATTGGAGCTTTTATCCCAAGTATTTTCGAATCGTTCTTTCAAGCAGCGATTCATACGGTTGATCCCTTTACGATTAGCCAAAATCAAACTTACTTTTTGCCGCAAGAAATAGATCATCGATACGGCGATCAGATTCGCGTAAGTTATTGGGCGCAAAATTTCTTACGTTATGACCAAGCGGCAATATTTGGTAACAATGAATTTAATTTAAATAACAGACAAGCTGTTCCGGGCTGGCAATTGAGTTTAAACGAAGTAGAATTAAATACCAAAATAATAAATTCAGATACAAGTGAATTATTTTACAAACGTTCGGCTGTAATTGATTTTCCGACTACAACGTTACAAACGTTGAACGGCGTTCGAAAAATTGAGCCGACTACTTCTTTTTATGCTACAAAATATTGGTTCGGTAGCGACGTCACAAAACCAACAGTATTTCCACAAGTAAAATTTTATGTAAACGATTCAGATGTATTTAATAACGTGGTAACTCTGTATTCGTTTAGATCACAATCGCCGAATCCAGATTGGTTGCTACCAACAACCGGATTAAAAGTAAAATACGATTTCGTTTCAAATTCGTTAATCGAGACTTATTATTATACGTTAAACTACACAGACAATAATAATATTCCTCAACAAACCGACATAACGCTTTACACCATTACATACGACATTTCGCAAGGTTGACAATGTTATCTGTTAATTTTAAATCCGTCATTTCAGGCAAAAACTTTAATCATCAAATAACATTAACCGATGACGCGTATTCTGAACCAAGTGTTGTATGGATGGATAAAAAAGATGCGCCACTTCAAGATTCGCTTGCGTGGGTAACGATTAAAGATCCGGTTGGCGGATACATGCTTCAAAAATGGATGTACGTCAAATACGTTTTATTTGAAGAATACGTTGATGTAATCGTGCGAGATAACAACGGTAATCCTATTTTAGACGTTAATGGAATGCCGACTAAACGTTCTTTGCAAAACACTAATGGTTATGTTCGCGTAATTCTACACGAGCATAAACATATCTTAACGCGATCTATGTTTACGGATTGTTTTAATGTCCCAAGTTTACTGAGTCATGTTCTTCAACAGTATCAATTAATAGAAAAATACAATTCTTTGAACGAAGTTGACTGGAACGGTATTCATGATTTGATTTCGCATCGCGGGGTTAAGCTATTAACGACGACAGATGGGGATAATCAACCACCAATTATCCCAGTTAATTTGAATTGGCGGGGGTTATATTTAGCAGATGGGTTAGACGATTTATTGTATAACTTTCAAAGTAGGGTTATCGAAAGTAGCGAAATCATTCCAGACGCATTTTATATTAAATCTTTGAATTCGCAATCGCCGCCGTTGTTAACTAATTTACTCTGGAGGAAAAGACAATTTGTTAATTTACCAACTGACATAATTTACGATACGATTGTTTGGCCCGAAGAAACAAACGAATCTCGTCATCAAGAAATTAATTTAAATCGCGTATCATTTGTTACGCCGTCGAATCGTGATTTTGAAAGACTTGAAACCCCAACGTTGGGATCTCAATTAGTGGGGCCGTTGCTTCGATGCGATAAAGTAATCGCTGGCGGAGATCGTACCGCTATTCGTAATTGGTTAAATCAAACGTTTATCAATCGTTTTCTATTTTACGCATTTACTACAAGGCGATTGCCAAGTAGTTTTATTAATAATAACGATTGGTCAAAAATACAATTTGCTTTTACCGAAAATAATTATTCAATAATGGTTCGGCACGAACCTCGCAATTTAAATCGTATGCCATCGCCGACAATGACTACAAGAACCGAAACTTTTGTTGGTAGGGTTACGTCGATGAGTCCGGGTGTGATTACGGTCAAAGATTTACGAAATTTATCTAGCCCGCATCGAGATATGTATTTAACTAATACATACGCGATACCGGTTAATCCGGGTAACTTCGGATTAAATGTTGCCGATATAGTTGGCAAAGATATCACGTTTCAAATTGCAAACAATACAGTGGTTCCAATCTCTACCTCATCGCTGTATTCGCCGTTAAGCGATAATGTAAATATTCAACCATTGCATAACGGAAATGCAGTATCGCATATTACGCAAATGATTGAATATCTCAATTATGAATGCGACGATAGCGATATATCGTTTAATTCTAATCCGATATTCGATTACACGTATGATTCACACGAAGTTAATCCTCTGTACCCAGACGAATCTTATGAGATTATTTGGAAATTAAATAATCAAAGTCCGAAAGCATTTAACGTCGAATTAGAGGCAGAACAATTTCCGTCTTGTCGCGTTACGTTCAAAATGAAAGCTACGCGAGAAGAATTAATTGAATATTTGGAAAGTATTCCGGCGATTGTTGAAGTAGGCGATGAATACATTGAAGCGATTGTAGACTTTTGGATAACTACGTTCGAGAAAATAGATATTGTATTTAATTTCGCAACTACCGTTAGTCGCGTTGAATGGGCGGCATATTTTAATTCCAGTTTTAATATCGGATCACCGACACCGGGATTTTATTCAAATATTAGCCCTGATTTAGATTCGAGTTTATTTGTAGGTCCTCGTGGAGCAACGAAACCATCTAGTCAATCTTTCCCATTGCGGTTTGAAGATCCCGGTGTTCGTCGAACGACAACCGTCAATTATTTCAATATGGTCGGATCTCCCGGATGGGATTACGACGTTATTCGAAAAGAGTTGGCGCAGCGTTACATCGCAAATCATTTAGAAACATTCCCTGTAATCATATCGTTGACTTATGAATAAAGATGAAATCATTCTGCGAAGAATAACAATTTGTGATTCGTGCGAACATTACGATCCGCGATCCAAAAGATGTTTAAAAGTAGCGGTGCCAAATGACCCGACTCGATTAGGAAGTTTGTTTCATCCTAATGGTGTTAAGAATTTAAAATCGCGATGTCCGATTAGAAAATGGGATATTGAATTATCGCGACACGCGATTGAAGTTCAAAAATTAATTTCAACGGAATTAAGTTATGAAGCTAAATTCAGTCTAACGCGAATTGGTATCAACGCATCGAATAAATTACATTGGTTACAATTAATAATTAATCATTTTAGAAATAGCAATTTACCATTACCGAAGAACAGTGAGGTATTAGCAGATTTAGAACGTATTATTAAACTACCAAATAATTATTAATATAGGGACCACTATGTTTTATGATTATTCAGTATTGTTTTTTGTAATTATTTGTGCCATCCTTAAACACGGTCGGGGAAGGTACGTAATGACGGAACGATCGGTAGCCGGATAGTGGCCCCTATGACAACAAAAACTACATTTTGCCAAATTGAAGATTTACAGTATTCGCCGGGATCGGGAAAAATAACCAGAGCCATGTATGCGATTCCAGACTCTTACGAAGTCGTTGAGACGCATACGCGGTTAAAGAATTCGCTTAAACGATTAGATTTAATCGGACGATCAACGCGATTAACGAAAACGCAATTTTTATCCATATTGTTTTTACGCAATGAAATTAATGCGTGTACGGGAAAACCCGTATCACAAGACATTATATTTCGACAGTTGCGTAAAGAGTTTCCTCAATGGGAATTGAAACAAGCTAAATCGTTTTTTCGAGATATATCAAAATACCGAAAACGATACAACGAACGAAAACTTTATTCTGGGCAACCGTCCCCAATACTGTATTCGTTTTACTACAACGATAACGGATATATCTGTCATCACTTACGTCGTAAAGACATGATGACTTTTGACTTATGCCGTTCGATAGTTGAATTGAATAAATTCGCAGATCCTAGATTCTTTACTAAAAAAGAATTGAGTGAAATGCGTCAAAAACTATTGAAAGCTGAAAAAGAAAATATTCCATCTTCTTTTACTACGTGGACAATCCCAAATGAAATTGAAGTAGAAACCGTCGAAGCTAATATCAAAAAACCATTATTCAATTCGATAACTTTTGCAGATGGATTTCAATACGCGATTAAGTCGGCGGGAATTAACGAGGTGAAACAATGACACAACCGAGAATCGACACAACAATGCTAATTGACGCGGTAGAAGCCGTGATCGGAGTTTCTGGCGGAGAATTACATAAGCTACTGGTTGCAGTTGCCGGTCGACTTGCTGAGCAGGAAGAAGCATTCCGAAATTTAGAAATTTCGTTTGGCAAGATGACCGAAATGGCCGTAAAGGATGGCGACACAATCCGAGAGCAGGAAGCTACGATTCGGCATTTGCGTGTTGAGCTTTGCAAAGCTTCGGCGGTGGCGATGGAGCACGCCGAGGCGGTAAAGATTTTTCAAGATTGTAGGGCAGGCAATAAGCCAACAACTACGCCCGAAGAAATCTCAAAGGCTGAATGGATGGAGCTTGCGAGATGAACGACTTAATTGGTCTATTTTCAGAGTAAATCGTTATTATGTTTTTACAAAATAACAATTTGTTATTAATGAACGCCTACCAAACCTTACGAACTATCATAAATATGACCACCACAACCGAAGAACAAGTTTTAATTATTCCGAAAATGGTTTTCATTAACCAATATCCAGAGTTACATCACGCGAAAAAATTCGCAGTACATACTTACAGCGAATTAACGACAACAAAACTTAGTTTTATTGGGAAAAGTTATGGCTTCATGCCAAGAAGTTTAGCGGAAAAAGATGAAAATTATTTACAGATAATTCCGTATTTTACAATTCAATTAAACGTCCGAAACGAAAAATATATTTTAGCGTATTCGCGTAGCAATAAAAGCGGTGAACAACGTCTTAAAAATAAATACTCAATCGGATTTGGCGGACATTTAAATCAGCGAGATTCAGAAATCGCATATCGCGGTGGTATGATATGGGATGCGAAAAAATTCACGCTTGATGAAGCCATTTTTCACCGAATTTTACAAATTGGTATTAATCGCGAATTTAACGAAGAACTTAAATCGCAATATGAAAAATGCATAAGTCGCCTTTTTGTTTTTCGCGGTTTTATTTACGATCCAACTACGGAAGTTGGAAAAGTACATTTAGGACTTGTTTTCAATTATGTTTACGAGTTAGGGGAATATAATCGTAATTTATTTGAAATAAACGATCCTTCGATAAAAACCATCAAATGGAAAACACAACATCAATTAGAGCAGGATATTAAATCGGTAGAAGCTCCTACTGATTTAATAGGCGAAATTCCGAAAACAATCGAATACGAACCCTGGAGCGAAATAATAATTTCGCAAGGCATGTTATGTTAGTCTTCAAAAAAGATAATATGTTTAACATTCCCGCCAACGTAATAGTCATCCCGGTGAATTGCGTTGGCGTGTTAGGATGCGGTATTGCGAAAGAATTTAAAGAAAATCGTGGTTTACCAAATGAGGTAAAATACTATTATTCTATTTGTAGATGGAATTATTTGCGATTAGGGTATCCGTTATTATATTCCAATCGTACATGGCAGTTCGATAAAATATCCGACATAGTGTTTTTTCCCACAAAACACCATTTTAACGATAAATCAAATCTAGTTGATGTTGATTTAGGGTTAGAAAACTTCGTCAAGTTAGTTGCGCGTTCCGCTAGTAATCAAAATTACGTGATAAACATGCCGGCGTTAGGATGCGGCGCTGGTGGTTTATCGTGGGATGACGTTAAACCTTTGATGAAAAAGCATTTAGCCAATTTGCCTTGTCGCGTTAACCTTTTCCTTCCAGGAGTTAAAACGAAACAAAAACGTAAATATAAACCGAGTGAAATTTCGCCCGAAGAATTAAGTAAAATAACTTTTTAATCAATTACAATCGAGAAGATGATGACTGTCAAATGGAAAGAGTATTACCCCCTGTCCGACAAAAACGCCTTCATCTGCCTGGCCGACAACATGGGCACAGACACAACAATCGCTGAACGTGCAAGAACATCTTACAATAGAGATGGGAAAAGCATGTTGCAGTTAAAAAGAAGACTATGGGCAGAACGTCTACAATTACCGATTTTAGAATATGATCGCCTCAATCCAGGATCTGAAGATATTATTATTACCCTTGATGGTGGAGAACGTATTCTCTATAAAGAAACCTCAGAAGATAGGATCTTTTGGGACGAAATTGCACCAAAACTTTCCAAAGCTTATGAAGATGACCGAGGACTTATTCGTCGCTTAATGCGAGATGGACATACATCTCCATTTGAAATGTGCGAATTAGTTTTTCTAGTTCAAACACCAATGGATTGTTGGCGTCAATGGGTTCGTCATCGTACTGCCTCTATTAACGAATACTCTACCCGTTATACAGAAGCTTTGGACTTTTTCCAAGTTACTGACCCTACTGAATGGCGAATACAGGCTACGGATAACAAACAAGGATCATCAGGATTTCTACAACCAAAAGATTGGCCAGAAGATTTTGATTATGAAGAATACAACAATCAACCATTTTCTGATGCAGGAAATTATTTGACTAATGAAGAATATACTTTTCATAAACAAGCACAACAAATATACAAGGAAAGACTTCGATTTGGTATCGCCAAAGAGCAAGCACGTAAAGACTTACCTCTTTCCACTTATACTAGGGCGTATTGGAAATGCGACTTACATAATATCTTTAACTTTCTTCGATTGCGTATGGATAGCCATGCTCAATTAGAAATAAGACAATTTGCTAATTGCATGTTTGAAATAGTTAAACAAGTTTGTCCTGTTGCTTGTGAAGCATTCGAAGATTACGTTCTTCACGCTAAACGCTTTTCTCGCATGGAAATGGAAGAACTGCAATCAATTATCTCCCATTTCATCGATCAAGGATTTGAAATTAACGACAAGCCCGCCGCCATGACTGATCGTGAATGGAAAGAATTTATAGGGAAACTATTTAGTAAATAGGTGATTTTATGAATGAATTAATAAAAAGAGCAAATAAACCGGGTGGTAGTGGATACGGAAGTAAAACAAAACTTCTGCAAGTTTTTCTCGCTGGTCTGTTTACACCTTTAATAGACCATGTAAACGAAAAATACGGCGATCAAGTAAAAGACAAGAAATCAGGATTAAAACGAGATTTAAATCGAGAATGTAACACGTTAAAAAGACGCAAACAAATTTTGAAAAGGAAAATATCAAAATATTAAGAATTAATTCGCAAAATGACTAATAAAGTAATTTCGCCGATTTTAAAACCATTAATCCGACGATACGCTACGTGTCATCGGTGTTTAATCGGTTGTATATCCGCAACACGAATTCATTATCAAGGTCAAGTTAAATCCGACATATTATTTGTTGGCGATGGGCCAAACGATATTGACGTTGCTTTGGGAGAACCTTTTTCCGGCCCACCCGGAAAACTCTTGAAAAGCTTGATTGAAGAATCAGGTTTGTTCAGCTATCGAATAGCATTCACTAACACTATAATTTGCGTCCCTTCTGAAACGACCGGAGGTAGAATTCGG